TTGTGGTGGTTGTTGCGGGGGTTGTTGCGGTGGTTGATTTTGTTGCTGTTCAGCTTGCACTCCTTGTTGTTGGATTGCTTGCTGTTGGACTTGTTGCTCTTGTTTTTGCATATCTTGCAAATGTTGCATATTTTGTTGCACAACTTGTGCTTGCTGTTGCTGTTGTTGCTGTTGTGCTTCCAATTGTTTCTCTAAAGTCAAAGCATTTACGTTATGTGTTAACTTAGCATCTTCAATTTGTTGGGCAGAAATAATACTTTGCTGTTTAGCCATAGCATCATCTTCTTGTTTCTTGCCCTTCAATTGCAATTCTGCTTGGTCATACGCAGCTTTACGCTTGGTTTCTGCCATTGCTGTATCTGTTAACGCCTTAACCTGCGCCATGACGTTCGGGTCAGTAGGTTGTTGCTGTGCAAACTGTTGCATCATCTGTTGCATTTTTTGCAATGTTGGCAATACATACTGAGAAATCTGTTGTTCTGCGTCTTGATGCGTATGTAATGCGCTTGTAGCTATCAATTCTTGCAGTTCTCTTGGCATAGGATGTGCTTCCAATACATTCATTGGGTCGCCCGATGACAAAGAAGCATAAGTATCGACCTGATTGAGATACCAAAGCGTTAAATGCTGTATCGCATGGTCAAGCATTCTTGGTATAAAGTTCTTCGCAATGATTGGATTAGAGCCATATAGAGGGTCAATAGCATAAGCAAGGTGCGTTTTGAAGTGCGCCATATGGTCTTGTTGCGGATATGCTCCTACAGGCTTGCCAAGCGTCATCATGACGTTTTCTAATGCAGGATTAATATCTTTAACTTCTGTTGGGTCAGGTAATATTTCATTAACATCAGGAATCTTAATCTGCTTCATAATCCGTTTTTCAACAGCCAAACGGTTATATAAATCAGGATTCTTCGCAGCTCTATCTGCTAATGCTTGAATCTGCGCATAACGCTGTGATTCAGCAAAGATGTGTGGGTCAGATACGGGGATGACATCTGAGTTGGTTAAGAAGTCATCACGATTTATTTCTAAGTCCGCAACAATCTCACCCTTACGCTGTTCATCCAAGTACCAACGGTTCAAACGTGCCAATATTTTAAGTACACGTTTTTGTGAATCATGTAAACGAGCATGAATGGAACTGAATACGGCAGAGCCTTGCTCAATCAATGCTTGTGTTGTACCTACAGGAGCTTGTGAATTTACATCCGCAATCTTCTCTTCGGCTGTTGTTACTACCCCCTTGGCAGCACTATCTAACCATCCTAACAAGGCAAACAAGACTTGATTAGGTGGGTTAAATGGCACAGGCATTGCTATTTTTCTAATGTCGTCGACTCCTGGTGCGCCCTCGATTTCAGTAACTTGTGTAACATCGATGTTGGCGGATTGACCCGAGATTTTTCCACCTTTAAGCTTGAGCATGGTCGGGGCATTGTTAATGTGCGCAGAATCCAATAAAGCACGCAATGCGCCTGTAAGAGCAGCAGAAAGACCGCCAATGAGATGAGGAAGCCCAATGGCATAAGCACCTCGCCACGGTATGAACTTAAATTCAACCAACCAATCAAGTTTTGTAAATGTATCATCGCCATCCTCCCAATTACGATATAAGCCTATAACTTCTTTTTCGGCTTCATCTATCATTAAAATATAAGGCGCACGCTCACCTTTGGTATATGAATCATCTTCTAAATCTAACCATGTATAAATATGCAAGACACGACGAACGCCATCGACGTTATCGTTTTCGTTTGCTTTTCCTTCTACACGATTAGTTGCCTTCTGCGCTTTAGACTCATCAGGCTCTTGCGTAATACGGTATACACCTAAGTCACGGTATAAACCTTGTGCAACTCGCAAGTCATATTCTTCTTGTGTAATGTTTTGTGCTTCTGTAACACGCATAGCGGTATAAAAGTTAACTGCTGCGAATGGCAAATAGATATTATCAATTGGCACAAACTCAGTACATGGGCGACGTTTTCTATCGTCGTACCACATCTTCAAATACTGTGAGCCACCCAAAGGTAACTGTGTCAGCATCTGTTCTTCTTCGTCACGGAACTCTTCAATTTGTTCCGTTAACTGCCAATTCATGAAGTCACGTTTGCGGTCTGCTTTTTGTGATTTCTGTTCGCTTGCTTCTCCGATGATTTTGCTTCTAACAGGTCCATCAGGCGGAAATAATTCCTTGATAGCACGGGCTGCGAAGTCGACGCAAGACTCTGCCATGACAGGGTGAACAACTTTTGAAGCTCCCATGAATTGAGCGCCCCCAGGGGCATCATCTCCAAGTCCTGTACGTCTAATTCCTTCTTCGTATTTCTTATCACGCTCTTCTCGTGCATCTTTGTCTTTCTCAATTAATTCTACATACTTCAACCCAATGCTATCTAAGTCATATGGGTCAATTGATTCTGCTAAGTTCTCATAAAAGTCAGGGTCTTCATCAGGTGCTTTGTAGTCATCCATTCGGATGATTGCTGACCCATCAGGCAATTCTTCTACGTCATCCGCTTCATCTAACACTTCAAAGATTGACTCATCATCTTCTTCTTGTTGTGGCTCAATGTAGCGTCCATAGTCTTGTGGTATTGGCATCTCAGGCATTTCGTTTCCTCATTAATTCATACCGCATTTCGTCAAGGGAAACAACTTTCCCGCCTTTTTTCTTAAACAATTCTAATTGCGTACTTGGTATTCGGCTTCCACCTTTTCCAATAGGTTCGAGTCCTACCGTTGGTTTGATGCGTCGTGTATTGTATTCTTGATTGACTGTTGCATCGCTAACAGGTTTTACGGGCTGTATCTCTGCCGTTGGTTTACTTGAATTGTATTCGCTTTTAAATCTTTCGTTACCGCCAAGCTCGTTGCGCAATCTTGCCTTTTCAAGTATTTCTTGAATCTTTGCCATCTCTGTTTCCATGACGGATGGCTTACCACCATCAGACATCTTAACTGCTCCACCTTTTTTGAAGTGTGGTTGTCCACGAGTTGTAAACTCTTTCTTCATTTCAGGTGTCAAGTCAATAGCATTAACTTCTTCTTCTCTGCCCGTATTAGGGTCAACAATAGTATCTTTATGTGTTTTAACACCAAAGCGTTTTAAATAGTTGTCTATAAACTTGGCTTGGATTTCATCATAAAAGCCTGACATTCCTCTACCTGTACCAATGCTAATATTGTTGCCTTTAATAACTTGTGGCGTATAGTTGTCTTTTTTAGCTCTTTCATTGGCAAATTTCAATGCGTTTTCTTTGGCTTCTATTAAATCGCCACCAAATCCATTGTATATTTCACCCGTTTTCAAATTTCTAAAATGGACTAATTCATTATTGCTATGAAATGTTTTTTCATAATCTGCAACATTGTCAAGAACAATGTCATCATGTCCAAGTTTTTTAAAACCCCCCTCGTCTAATCCTTTGTTACTCTTCATCTGTTCGGCAATGTGTCCGCCCAAATGGTCTTCTAAATCTTTTTGAGGAAGTTCACGGTACTTTTGCATAACGCCATCGGGTTTAACAAAAGATATGTCATAAGATTGTTTATGCGGATTGTAGGTGTAATGCAACTCTTTAATGTTGTCTTGCAACATTTTGTTATATCGTTCGGCTTGTGTTTTACCTGTTGTCCATGTCAACTTGTCTTTGTCTTTTGACGCAGCTTCAAACAATGCCTTCTTCATTAGGAATTCGTTGTAGCTCTTCTTAAAAGGAGCATCAGGCACACGACCTGTGTTGGCATACATAATATACTTCTCTGCCATTGCAACTTCCGCTTGACGACGTATTGGCTCAAGCCTATCTAATGTGGCTTGTGCTTTAATACGCTCTTCAGGTTCTAACCTGTCAGCAAACCTATTACTTAATAATGATTGAGCATTTTCGTATTCAACCCTCACCTTATCCCATTCTTCATCTGCTTTTTGGGCTTTAATCTGTGCGTCTTTGTACGCTTGTTTCTTTTCAGGTGTAAAGTACCCATAATCAGGTGGCACAAGTTTATTGGCTTCTTCCTTAGTCTTGCCTTCTTCCATCAACTGTTCAATTCGTGCTTCTTTGTCTTTTCTAGCACGTTGGTGTTGGTCAGACTGTTGTTCTTCAACTTTTAAAGCTGACTTGCCATCTTTGGTTTTAGCTTCTTGCAATCGCTGATGCATCATTAAATCGGTGCTATCTTTAAAGTGCGGTGCGTTGTAATAGTCGGGCATATCAGGGTTATGATAATGATACAAATGTTCTTCGTATGATGGCAACCCTTCACCAACACCACGATATTGATGGTATTCCGTTTCTAATTCAGGCTCTAACTTTTCAGGTTCTACATGACCGTAATCAACAGCATGACCCCAAGCTTCGTCCCTGCCATGCTCAACGCTTCGCAAGTTGTCGTTTAACAATCCACCATCAGGTCCATAAAGCCTAGTGCTTCCATAGCCGTCATCCCTGATTTCATAACCATAATCAGAATTGCGAGTAATTGTTGGGTTGTAATCATTTGCATACATCTCGGCATCGTTTTGCAAGTAATCATCAAATTTGCGTTGCATTTCAGAATTTTCATTAAATACTTCGTCAAACTCATTTCTCGTCATTCCATATTCTTCAGCCAAAGAATCTTTAATTGTGTCATGTAAATCTGTGTCATCGTGATACCTGTAATCAAATTCTTGTTGCCATGCATCAAGGTCACGCTCGGGTCGTTCCCATGCGTTATAAAACATATCCGATGCGGTATCCCAATCGTGTTCTAAATCTTCATCAGCATGATGTTCGTTTCTTAATTTCTTTTCTCCAATGTCAATCGGATTTTCCTCAAGATACTTAATCATCTGCTCTTTTGTGACCTTTGGCTGTTCTTTAAGCCACTTCTCAAAGCCACGGAACTTTAACTCTTCTTCTTTAACGCCCTTCTGTTTAATCATGTTAAACATCTGTTCGCCCGTTCCTTTTTCTTGGGGCAAGTTTAATACGGTTTCATCAAGCTTGGAGAAGAAGCCATGCTCGTTCATTGGTGCATATTTAGGCTCGGGCTTGGTGGGCTTAGGTGGTTTGACTGATTCTAATGCGCCCTTACCCACATCTTCAATGCTCATACCTACGGGTAAACCCTTGGTAGCTTTTAATGCTTTGACTGCTGTAAATGGGTCGACAATACCGCCAACGATGTTTGAACCAAGTTTGGCAGGAACGCTTGACTCGTACTTTCCTTGACCTTTGTACCACTCAGGCATCTTGTTATAGACATCTTCAGTTGTAGGCAATACAGTCTCAGGATTAACCTGTATATCAGAGCCAACCTTGGGGGCAAGGTAATTGATGCCCATGCGTCCTAAGCCTTCAATATCTCCTGCAATACCGCCCATCGTTGCCAAAGTACCCTTACTAGCATCAGCAAGCATTGGGAATAAACCTTGAGTCATTGCCCCTGTGAATGTGCCTACAGGGTCGACCTTAACGGGCTGACCTGCACGGTTTCTTGCTACGGGTTTGGCTGTGATTGGTGGGGTTACAGTTGGCTCGGTTGGCTTGCTGTTCATCAATGCATAACGCATTGCGTCTTGACTTTGGGCAAAAGGATTACTCGACGTTTGGTCGGAGTTATCTATAACATTACCCAATTCGTCAAATGTTGCCATAGGGATACCCTGCAGTTGTTTTACAGATTATAGACGGATTTTCTTAAACTGCATAGGGATTTACTCTTTCTCGACGCTCACCGTCTGAATAATCGTCGCTGTCATTCCTGATGTAATCTACCGTCAAGAATCCTGTATCCCGAAGCACCCTCAATGCCTGCGTCATGCTGTCCACATAATCGTCATGCCTGACTTCAGGGAAAGCGCATATCTGATTGAGAAATGGCTCAACCCAATCCCTGACTTGGTTCTTGTAGTTCAAACTCTCAGGCAGGTAGACAAGCCCCTTAGCGATGATAGGCGATACGATGTTAAGGCGCATCATCTTATCTGCCTTGAGCGGGTTATACGCCCTGACGTTTAATCCTGCCCTTTGCAAGTCTTGTATCAAGCTGATACCTGCGCTCTTGTCTTCAATGAGCAACAGGTCAGGCTTCTTACCATTTCCCCACTCGTCAGTATCACCGTAGACGGTTGTAGCTTCGTCAATGACTCTAGGGCGCAAATCAGGGTACTGCAAATGCTCTGACCAACAATCTATTAGCATGACAGACATAGGGCGGTCAGTAGGCTTGAACACTCCCCAAACGGTGCAAGCTGTCGGGTCATTGTGCGTCTTGTCGGATGTGGCAACGTCAAAGGATTGGACAACGTATTCAAACTTAGGCAATGGCATCTCTGCATTCCACAGCCTGAACATATTCCTTTTGATGATGCCTGACTCTTCAGGGTCGATAATCTCAGCGTTAATCTCCTGTCGCCCAAGGCTCGTTCCCTCATACTGCATAATCTGCTTTCTGAACGTCGGGGCTAG